AACAACAGTTGGGAATTACTTATTAAAATCTGGTGGAACGATGACTGGACAATTAGCAATAACGGCAAATTCTGCGAGTTCTTTAATCAGTCTTACAAATTCAGGAACGGTAGGACAGGGAATATTACAAATAAATAATTTGGGTGGTTATGCTCGATTAACATATTATAATAGTGGGGCTGGTGGTTATTATACCTGCAATTATGTTTTAGAGGCATCATCAAATAATGCGGCAATTGTTATGAATACTGGCGGGCATACATCAAATTCAATACCAAGATTTATATTAAATTCATCTGGTAATATTGGTATTGGTATTTCAAATCCTTCAGCGAAATTAGAAGTTAATGGCAAAATTGGTTGTATTGGTACTTTAAATTGTTGGTCTAATGTTGGAATTGGAGTAACTAACCCATATACCCTATTACATGTAAGAGGCACAAATCCAGCTTTGACAGTTATGGGACAAGGTGGAGCTGGTGCAATATCACAAATAAATTTGAGCACTTATGATACAACAACAAACGCGCCGAATTGTTCTTTAATAGCTACAGATACGGGAGATTTTGGGGCAACATTTCAAATTAAACAAAAATTAGCAACTGCCGATACTAATGCTCAATTTACATCATTTATTATAAATAAAGATGGTAATGTTGGGATTGGTTCAACATCAATATCAGGTATTAAATTATATGTTAATGGCAAAACAAGATTTTCTGATGCTGTAGTATATCCAAATGGCATTTGGAATATGTCAATAGATGGCGTTTATCGCACTCATTACGGCACTTTATCAACTTCTTATTATTCGTGTGGTAGTAATGGTAGCGAAGCCCATTATTTTATGAAGTCGGCGGCTGGTGGATATGCTCCAATTTGTATTATGTATAATGACGGAATGATTATGGCAAGTGGTGATAATTTAAGATTTCCCGATACACTCAACCAATTTAAAATTAATCTTTGGGGAACTAGTAATTATGGTTTTGGTATTGCTTCAGGGACCTTAATGTATTCTACGCAAAATTGGCATAAGTTTTATAATTTTAATGTTAATACTTTTACTATCGATTATAATGGAGATGCATCATTATTGCGAAATTTAGTTACAGGTGGTTTAACTCGATCAAGAAATTATTATAATTATGGGGTGACGTTAAATTATCAAGCATCTTTTAATGGATATAATGCGGGCGGTTGGTATTGGATGACAAATAGTTATTGGCAAGATATCAGCACAGTTTCATATTTATGTGTTGCTATAACTTGTTTGGGTCAAAATGCCGTATGGTTTGGGCGTATGTTCTTAGGACAAGGAGGAGGCTTTTATCAAACTATATGCGATATGCGAAATCCTAATGGGGGGACTAATACAATCGACGTGTATGATATATGGGGCTCAACAGGTCAAAATGCAATTAGAATAGTTATTAATAATGGTACTTATGGTGGTCAATTTAATATTAAAATATCAGGATAAAAAAAAAATTATTATTATAATAATGGACCAAGAAGAAAATAAAACAGTTGTTTTAGGAGAAGACCCAGAACTAAAAAGAGTAAGTTTAATATGCAAAAGAAACCAATTATTAGCAGAGAGTGATAAATATGTTCTGGTCGATTTTCCAATTACGCCAGAGAATTTAGAATTAATAAAACAATATCGGCAGGCGTTGCGAGACTTTACAAATAACGATTATATTATACCTGATATTCCTAATATTTAATATTTAAATTCTTTTCTGGTCTTAAAATAATATCTCATTATAATATTAGATATAATGGGAGATATTACTAGTTCCTTTCCTACTTCGTTATCTTATCGCATTCGGCAATTAACCGGCAATATGTCGCGTGTAGGTGTTAAAATTACACCAGACCGGGGATCCTCAATTGCTCCAAATGATATTATAACTTTTAAGCTTCCTAATAGTTCAGTTGTTGATTTACGAACATTTAATTTTTTCTACCAATTCACAACATCCGGAACAACTGGAACATTCATCCATCCTCGATATTCCAGCTCTCTGATTGAGAGAATATCAGTTATAATTAATGGAAATACTATCGATATTTTACCATCTTATAATTTCCTTTATAATACACTTATGGATTTGGAAGGTTCATCATTTGATCAATATTCAAAACGTAGCGTCACCGAATGGTTCGACCCATCGCTAAAATTTACATCTGCAGACCCTACTTCTACTACTGACGTTGCTTTAGTTGGTGATAATTGGACCAAAACGGGTACAACTGCACCATCAAAAGTCGATGGCACAATTTGCCACTGGCTTGCGTTTATGGGTTCATGTTCTCCAAGTTGTTTAGATACTAGCGATTTAGGCGATGTTTTTATTCAAATTCAATTTGCATCTCAATATGTTTTACCATCAACAATTAACGCAACTGCTCAAACTCTCGCTGGTGGTTCTTATACTCTTGATAATGTATATGCAACAATTGACGTGCTTTCATTTGCAAGCGATGAATATTATAATCTTAAAGCGTCAAAATTAGCATCATCAGGTTTAAATGTTGGTTTCTACTCATATTTAAATGCTCGATTCGCTTCAACTGCTAAAAATACCGGTATTAATGTTAATTGGAACGTATCCGCTAATTCTCTAGACCAGATTATCTGCACTTGCTGCAAAACTGACCAAAATTCAACCTGGAAACCTATGATTGTTTACGGTTCTAATGATGCTGGCTCAACTGTTTTTAATATGTCTCAAATTGTAGCCGATCCAATTGGAAAGGTTAATAATACCGGTTCTATTAGAACTGATGTTCTCGGTGATGGTTTCATGAATTCATATTTTTTCCTTCGAAATGCTCAGGCTATTAAAGAAAGCCGGGTAAGTATTAATAACCGACCGATTAATTACGGATTTTTAACACCTAAAGAAGTATATATTCAAACTCTAAAAGCATTAGGATATAATCATATTGATCTAGGAACAAATGGGGTTAATGCCTGTATATTCTCGCTCGTGCATTTCTGCAAATATTATTTTGCTCATATTGAAGACCTGACAATTCAAGATACAAAAGATTTTTGGATTGCTGGTTTAAATTCTCTTGGTTCAACTTTAACCATTACATGGGAGGCTAATTTTAGCGGTGCATCTAATGCTCAAACATGTGTTCCGGTTCTTTATGCTCGTTTGTCTAAAGTTCTAAATATTGCAAAAGGTCGTAATATTAGCGTAATCTAAAAAATAACCTAAACTATTATTAGAATGGAGGTTAAAACAAATAACGGAACTTTTTTTAAAGAGTTAAATCGTAATGTATCAAATGAATTTAATGCAGAAAATACACGGATTCCATCAATTGCTAATACTTATAAAAATGAACCACAATTTCAAAAAGCTCAAAATTTAAGTAGAAATTATATGAGGTCTGGTAATGCTAAATATGCTGATCCATTTGAATTCCATATGAGACCTAATGATTTTGATTATGACGGTCGAAAATTGCAAATGTTAGATACGTTAAAAATGAATGCTAGTACAGATAAACCAGACGTTATTTCTAAATACCATTTAAATGTAGTTGGATATTATTAATTTTTTTTTCTATTATTATTTTAAAGATAAAAATGAATAATGATGAAGAAAGAACAAAACTTAAATTATCAAGAGCCGAATTATTAGCCAAAGCACGACAAGCCAAAGCAGATAAAGCAAAAGCCAGACAAGCAATTATAAATGATGAAAATGTTGATGATATAATTAAAGATGTTGATAATGTTAAAATTACTAAATCTAAATCAAAACCAAAAACGGAAATTAAAGAATTAAATTTAACACCAAAAGAAGTAGAACCAGAAATAATTAATGAGGTAGTGCGTATACCTGCAAATCGTAAAAAAAAGGTTATTAAAAGAACCATCGAAATCGAAGAAAGCGAAACCGACGAGGAGATACAGGAAGAAATCGTTAAAATACCTAAAATTAAAAAAGAAATTAAAATATCACGTGATGAAATGAAAAATAAATTATATGAAATAAATAAACAACGATTACATAATGAATTATTCTCCTAATTATTATTAAGAATGATTGTAGAAAAGACAGTCGAGAATATCGATGACAAACCATTTAATATTAAAAAACGTAATGTGCCACAGTCCACAAATAAATCATTACCATTATTATTTAATACATCGTTATATATTGGTTCTAAAGGAACTGGCAAAAGTTATAAATTAACTAAAATATTAAAATTATATGAACAGTCTAAAATAATGGATGAGGATGGCATCGAATACGAGATGAGAACTATTTTAATTTGTCCAACTGCTTCGAGTGGTGCTAATGAAGTATATAAAGTTTTAAATTCATTAGACCAAGAAAATGATGTTCATTTAGATTATAGCGATGAATTAATATTAAATATTTTAAATGATATTAAAGCTAAGCAAGATGAATATGATGATATAATTAAATATGTAAATATTTATAATAAATTTAATAAATTAAAAGATGTATCTAAATTAAACGATGAGGAATTACAAGCATTAGAAGACCATGATTATATGAAACCTGATAAAGTTAAACCTAAAATAACATGGATTATATTAGATGACTTAGTTGGATTAGGAGCATTTAATAAAAAAGCTAAATCCGTATTATCTAATTTAACTATTAAGCATCGACATTTAAAAACCAATCTAATATTTACGACTCAATCATACCGACAATTGCCGCCAGTCATTAGAAGTAATATCGATATATATTGCATTTTTAAGAGTAATAGTTATAATGAAATTTTAAATAAAATATATGATGATATTTCGGGTGTCATAACTATGAATGATTTTATTGAATTATATGAACATGCAACAGATGAAAAGAATGACTGTTTAACGATTATTAATAATAGTATGGATAAAAAAGGAATTAGATTTTATAAGAATTATAATATTGAATTATTTGTAAAATAATTATTTTTTTTTTCTATAAAATATATAGATATGATAAAATCGAATATTGTTAAAAGTGTACCTTATCCCGATGAATTCACGGACGAAGACAAGCTCGAATATGACCTATTATATGCACAGGCTAAAATAATTCATCCAGATGTCGAAAAAGAAAACCCATTTATTATTCATATATCCGTTATCGCTCATATTAGAAGTAAAAAGGGTATGGCATGTGAATTTACGGATGAGGAATTAGAAGAGGTTAAAAATTCATATAAATTAAATACTAAAAATTTTGAATGTAATGTACCCGAGGACCATTATATATATGATAAGGAAAATAACCCCATGTACTTTCCAGCTAAATTAACTATTAGTACTGATGACGATAAAAAACCTACAGTAATATTAGAAAGTGAATAATGTCATTTGATACAAAATATACATATCAACCATTACCATATAATATTCTTGATAAAAGCAATTTTAATAATCGTAGCGGTATATTACCATCATATCAATATAAAAAACGTCGGGTTATTTGGTTAAATACTTTTTATGCTACTTCAAGTGTCAATAATGGTGCTACTTCTGGTGCTTGTATATTTTATGAATTCTCGTTCGATATTCCGCCATTCCAATTATATAATAAAACTAAACTAAAAGTTATATCATTTACAGAAAATGAACATGCTTCGCAGCCTATGTATATTAAAGCCAAAAATTTAATGTATGAGCCGGACTGCTATTGGTGTAGTGATAAGGAATCATTCCCATTATTATATGTTTCACATGTTGGTGCAACTGGTATGCTTCCTAATAATGATTATTCATTAACATTAACACCGCAACTAATTAATAATATTACTATTAAAGTTAATAGCAGTTTTATTAATCGTGATACTGGATTTAGTATTAATGTAACTAATGGTGCTGGTCATTTTATAATTGGGTTATTATTTGAAGATGATGATATGATCGTTGATAATACAGTCTCACAATATAAATAAATATTTATATAAATAGAAGAATGACTTTAACACAAGATATTTATTATTGTAGTGAATTTAAAAAGTCATATGAAACATATTATAATTTTAGCATACCATTAGATATTAATATCGATATTAAAAATAATGAAAAAATAAAATTTAAATTAATTGACTTTTCAATTATGAATAGTATGCTTACCGTTTCAAGTACTCACAAAAACAACCAATTTAAAATAAAATATTTGAATGTCGATTATTTTATAACTATCCCCGACGGTTCATATACCGCAACAAGTTTAAGAGACGCAATAAATACAATTTTAACGGCTGGTTCTCGACCATTAGCATTTAATTATAATAAATCAACGAATAAATATTATATTGCCGTTAGTAATGGTATTATTGCTGGCAATCTTTATTTTTATCCTTTAAATTGTGCATCGTTATTCGGTTATAATAAAACATCATATGAATTAATATATCCAAATGAATATTATAGTGAGACATTCGCAAATATGCTGCCATATTCTAAAATTGTTTTGGTAAGTGATATTGTGTTTGATACTAATTCTCAAAATAATTTTATTAATAAGTATTCGGCAAATTCGGGGACTGGCGATATAATATGTTGGTTACCTCGTGATATTCCTTTATTCTCAACTATTAATTATTTTAATACTAGTAATAGAGAAATTGAAATTTCAAATAAAAATATAAAAAATATAAATTTTAGTATAATGAATGAATATCAAGAGTATATACTCGATGCCCCTAATTCATATATTCATTTCCAATTAATAACATATGATAATACTAATTGGTATAAACGATTTTATAAATTATTATATGATATTTCATATTATTTATTATCATTATACTTTAAAAAATAATATCATTATATATTAGAAAGCATGGACTATATTGGCGGTATTACTTCGCTAGCTGAAAATGTTGGAACTGCATATGGTGATTATAAAACTGGTAAAGCCATTAGACTTGGACAATATAAGGGTGCTGAAAATGTCAAACAATTGGGACATTATAACGATAAAGGGAAACGACTAGGCATTTATCATATGTAATTAAACTAATATTAAATTATTAGGTTCATTAGCATCACGATATATTATTATTTTTTTATAATTATTATAATTAAAATGATAATTAAATAATTCAATTACTTTATTAGTGTATAATTCACCGCATGTGAAAAAGTCCATATAAATGGTTTTAGAAATAAAATTTATATGTAGTGTTATATTTGATAATGATATTATCTGGACTATCGAATAACCGACTAAGTCATTATCACGATTAAATTCATTATCTTCAAATTCCTCAACTATTAAACGTCCTTTACGTTTCATATTACCGATTATACATAATTTATTTATAAACTCATTTATATTCTCGATATTTCTTATTTTATCTGCATCGCATCCTGTAGCATCTAATATTAAATGCGAACCAAAAGCCATATATACATTACAAACATTTATTTTTTTTAAACTTTAATTTCGTTAATATATAAGGATTTTACGCATATATAATATATCTATATAAATTAGAATGCCTGATAAAATGCCCCGTGAGGGTTATATCGTTAATCCCAAAACTGGAAGATATATTAAAATGGATGGTCCCACAGCTAAAAAACTATTTAAATCAGGAGAAATACCCCGACCCGCTAAAGATTGCCCACCTGGAAAGGTCCATAATCCTAAAACTGGGCGTTGTATCGATATTAATGGAGCATTAGCAAAGAAATTAGGATTAAATAAGAAACCTGAAGCAGGAGCAGGAGCAGCACCACCACCACAAGCAGAGCCAAAACCTGAAAAACCTAAAAAGGAACCTAAAGCACCTAAACCACCTAAAGAACCTAAAGCACCTAAACCACCCAAGGAACCTAAAGCACCTAAACCACCCAAGGAACCTAAAGCACCTAAAGCACCTAAACCACCTAATCAACCTAAAGAACCAACCAGAAAAATACCAATATTAAATGAATTTAATATGCCTGAATATAACACGATGGCAAGAAATCAAATATATGCAGTATTAGGAGTTACGGTTACGGCTGATGATGATATGATTAAAAAAGCATATAGAACTTTAATGCGTAAATATCATCCAGATAAACAAGGAAGCAGCGAAGAAGCTAAAAATATTAGTCAAGAAATAGCAACAGCATATAATGTATTAAAAAATAAAGAATATACAAATTATTATAATGCGAATAAAATGATTAAACCATATGATAAAATTATTAATGACATTAATAGAATGGATCAATTAAATAATCAATATAATTAATTTTATTTTTATTATTATATATTAGAATTATGGATAATATCAAAATTTGCCCAGATGGTAAGATTTTAAACCCTGCAACTAATCGATGTGTTAAAAAAGATGGTCCAACAGCTAAGAAACTATATAAAAGCAAATCAGTTGAGAAAACGTGCGGAGAAGGTAAAATTCTTAATCCTAAAACTGGGCGTTGTATTAAAGCTGATGGAGCACTTGCAGTCAAATTAAAATTAAATAAAAAAGCCAATTCAAATTCTCCATTTGTGCCGAATTATGATGAAATAGCCCACGATCAAGCATACAAAGTTTTAAATTTGTCATTTACAAATGATATTGATGAAATTAAAAAATCATATTCTTATTTAAGTGATAAATACCCTAATAATCATGATATCTCAACTGCATATTTTATATTAACTGATAAAACCTTTAAACATATATATGATGTTAGCAAAAATAAACAATCTTATAAAACTATATTAATGGCTGTTAATACTTTACATAAAAAAAGAAATAATTAATTTTATTTTTATTATTATATATTAGAATTATGGATAATATTAAAATTTGCCCCGATGGTAAGATTTTAAACCCTGCAACTAATCGATGTGTTAAAAAAGATGGTCCAACAGCTAAGAAATTATATAAAAGCAAATCAGTTGAGAAAAAGTGCGAAGAAGGTAAAATTCTTAATCCTAAAACTGGACGTTGTATTAAAGCTGATGGAGCAACTGCTGCCAAATTAAAAGGTGAGAAAGTCCCGAGCCAACCATATAAAAGTACAGTTATTAAAGATGAGTATAATTCACTTACAACTGCCGAGAAAGCATTAAAAAAATCATTACCATCATTTATTAACGAACGATATATATTTAATATTGATTTTATTATAAATGAAATGAAATCATCAGGCAATTCTACTGCTACTATTAAAAACCATATTAAAAAAACATTAATGGACTTAGCAGATATTAAAAGCGAATTGCAAAGTGATATGATCTCAAATAACAATCCTAAGCAAAAAGACAAATATAAACCAATTATGGAATATAACGATAATAGAATATTAAAAATACAAGAATATTATAATTCATTATAAATAAAAATTAATTTCATTTATTATTATAAGAATGGAGGCAAAAATAACTAAATTAATGAAAGGTATAATAGACAAAAAATTAATATATGATATTAATATCGATATTGACGAAATAAGAAATTCTAATAAACCACCAAACAAACAATATTTATTATTTCATGAAGTATTAAGTGAATTAAGAGATATTAAATCAATTGTTATGGATGAATATAATGATCCAGAAACTGATATTAAAATTAAAAAAAAAATATATAAATTTATTGAATATAATGATAATCGAATTAAAACTGTTAAAAATATTATGGGGGAAAATTTCTGTTCTAAGGTTATTACAATACCTCAATATATCGGTACTTGTTGGTTTAATGCAATATTAATGGCTATTTTATATAGTGAAAGTTCAAGAAATTTATTATTAAATAAAAATATTTATGCTAAAAGTACTAAAAAAGTTTATAAAATAATTAATGATATTATTGTTGATAAATATATATCTACTCCTGATGCTATTAATTATTATAAAGTAATGAAACCAGAAGTTATATTATCATATATACTTAAAGATAAAGTTTTAATTAAAGACCTTACAACTAATGGAGGTTCAGCAAATATTTATTTACCTAAATTTATTAAATATATTGGTAGAAGTGTAGTTACATTAGATCATTATAATAAAAATTTTTATATTGGTATAAGTGAAAGTATTGATTATACTAAACAAAATAATAATATTTTCATGACATATAATCCAAAGTCAAATTCATCTATAGAGACGTTAATAGATATCAAAGAGAAAAGTGATAACCCAGATTATATTATTATTAATGATTGGGATAATTTAGGCAATTCTAAAGATACTTCATTTATTACTGATTTTATTAATCCTCTTATTAAAAACGGAAAAAATTATAATTTAAAAAATATGGATATTGAATATAAAGGATTTGATACATTAGATCGCGAACTTATATTTAATGATGATTCTTATTATCTTGATAGCTGCATTTTAGCTAATTATAATAAAGATACTGCTAAAGGACATGCTATAGCTGGTATTACTTGTAAAAATGAGCATTATGTATATAATGGATGGATGAGATCAACTAATGACCCTAATGTAGATAATGTAGAACGATTAATTGCAAGCGATAAACCATGCGAATTAATAAAATATAATTGGGATGTTCATAATGATGATGAATTTGTTATTAATCCTATTTCATGTAAATTAGATAGAGATATCCCACGAAATCAAAAATTTAATGCATTCTCATTTGGTAAAGGTAAAAGAACTTTAATATATATTAAATTTGATATTAATATGCCTTCACAAATACCATATAAATCTAAACAATCTAACACAGCACCTAAACCAGAAGAACCTCATATGTGCAAAAAATGTAAGAAATCTTCAAAACCATGTAAAAAATGCGAAGAACCACCAAAACCAGAAGAACCACCAAAAAAAGAAAAACCTAAAAAAGAATGTCCGCCTGGTAAAATACAGAATCCTGATTCTGGTCGTTGTATTAATTCTAATGGTGCAACTGCTAAAACTTTATATAAAAATAAAGTTATTAAAAAAGAATGTCCCGAAGATTCTATTCTTAATCCTGCGACCAATCGATGTGTTAAAAAAAATGGGGCTATTGGTCGTAAATTATCAAAAGGTTTATAATTTTATATGCGTTAAAAGCAAACATCAAAATTCTTAAATTGCTCGTGTGGGGTAACACACGACATAAACGAGCTCTGGTATTAACTTTCATTTTTCCCTTTTAAATTTTCATTATTTTCCTTTTAAATTTTCATTTTTTTCCTTTTAAATTTCAATTTTGAAAATCGCCCGAAAATTATAAAAATGATTAATAGGGTGATTATATTTTAAATTTAGTCTTTATATTATTATATGCTTCTTTTATTGTTGGTTCTTCCCATAATAGCCATCGACTCCACCAACCAGCAGTATTAATACCTGACTTGGTCCAATTCTCATTTTTTTTATGTCTTGATATATATCTTTGTTTTCTTTCAGGGTCTTTATGAATGGTATAATCACTCATACCAGCAGCACCGAAATAAACTTTTTTTCCGTCTGCAGTAACGATATAATATTTATGTTTTCCATCATTTGCAGGATATGGATAATAAATCATTCTTATTTATAATGATATAAAATTATAACAATTATATTATATAATGACTACTTCTACTCAATACCAAAAAATTAAGAATGACCCCGAGAAGTACAATAAAGAAAAAAAACGCATTAATGAATATATTAAAAATAGGTATGCTACCGATACTGAATACAGGGAAAAAATGAAATTATATCAACGTATGAGACGTTATACGATTATATTAACGGATGAAGAAATGGCTAAACATTCCGTTAATAGTGATATATCCAATTAAATAACTATTTTCCTATCTGTAAATATGGTGACCGTGGCACCATGTTAAAAAAGAGGGGTCGTTTTTTCCATAGACTTTATAAAAACTTTTTAAACAAAAACAAAAAACAAAAAAAATATTTTTTAAAATGGTTAATTATATTATATCCTATACATCCTTAACATACTTAACATATATATATAATATGATAAGGGAATATAAGACCTTATAAAAACCATAAGACCAAAATGGTGTGTGTTGGGGTTTGCGTTAAGGGCGGTGAGGTTTGATTCTGCCGTTATAATTTATATAAGAAAATATCATTATAATAATATAATGGAATCAATTAATCAGTCATTAGAAGTATATAAACAATTAACATTTGAAGAGCATTTTAATTATGATATCGCTAATACAATATTAAAGAATTGGGACATATTAATATCACAACTACCAGAAGCCAGACAACTAATTATTAACGAAAAGAAAAAAGATTATGACCTGTCATTAACTTTAAAAAAAATATGTAAGAATATAAATGGAGTAAATCTGGTTAAATATAGTCATTCTAAGAATTCATCATTATTAGCTAAAGGTCGTTTATTTGCTAAATCAGTATCATTACAAAACTTACCAAGAGAATTAAGAGGTGCATTAGCTACTGGAAAATATCATGATGTAGATATGGTTAATGCACATCCAACGATCTTATACCAATACTGCAATAAAAATAATATCGATTGTCCTAAATTAAAACATTACGTTAATAATCGAGAAGAAGTAATAAATAATATCATTATAAATAATAATTTAAAATATGAAGAAATTAAAAATAAGTTTTTATGTGTATTGAATGGTGGAGAACAGATATTAGATAATCCATTTTTTAACGACTTTAAAAAAGAAATTAAATTGATTCATCTTCAAATTAATAGTATTAATAAAGAATTAGAAAAAATAATAAAAAGAAAAAAGGATTATAATATTAATGGTAGTATTACAAATATAATTTTATGCGATATTGAAAATACAATATTACTTTTAACGGTTCAATATTTAATATCTAAGGGTTATAATGTCGATGTATTAGTATTCGATGGACTAATGATACGAAAGAATAAAGAATTATTAAATTTAAATGAATTATCTCAAAATATAAAAAATGTAATTGATTATGATATACAATTTATCGAAAAACCATTAATTAATATATTTAATTTCGATTTAATACCATCAGTTATAACTAATGAACCAACATATTCAATTATAAAAAAAGAATTTGAATTAAATCATTTTAAAATCATTTATCCGCCTATATATGTATCAATCGACGATAATAATGATATCATTCTGCAGTCTAAAGATAGCATGTCTCAATCATATGAACATATCACCGCAACAAAAGAAATGAAGGACTCTAAACAATTAATGGACGTTGTATTTATTCATAGTTGGTTTAAAGATGATTATATCCGTAAATATGATAAAATTGATTTTTACCCAAATAAGAATGATTGTCCAGCTAATCATTATAATTTATGTAAAGGGTTTAAAGCCGAGAATTATGAACCAATAAATAATAAAGAATTAATTCATGAATTAATTAAACCTATTATATATCATTTAAAATTAATTGCTCAAGAACATTATGAATATTTAATTAAACATTTTGCATTTATTTTACAATACCCAGCAAAAAAGACTAATGTAAATATCGTTGTATCTGGTAAAGATGGCACCGGTAAATCAATTATATTTGATTTCTTCCGTAATATGATATTAGGTCATGATTTAGCATCACAGACAGACGATACAGATGATTTATTTAGTCGTTTCTCTAATATTTACGTAAATAAATTATTTTTACAGATTGATGAAATCAGTAGTGACGACTTTAAAAGAAAAAAAGCCGAGAAATTAAAAAATATTGTAGTATCTAAAACCATTAAATACGAGAAAAAAGGATTAGACCAAATAACCATTAACAATTATATTAATTTAGTAATGACTACAAATAACGATTTTACAATCCCAATATCACAACATGACCGCCGAAACGTATTTTTTAAAATAGATGATAAACACTTACAAGATAAAGAATATTTTTTAAAATTATCATCAGTATTTAATCAGGAAGAAACAGCCCGTGCATTTTATGAGTATTTAATGGATTATGATTTATCATTATTATCAACTAATTGGACCGAGGATGCAGGATTACAAGGAATAAGACCAATTACCGATTACCATAAAGAAGTTAAATTATTATGTTTACCTATTATAGATAGATTCGCATCATATTTAACTGATTATACTCATAATCATGATAAATTATTAATTACAATTCAAGCAGCTAAATTATATACTTTATATAATGATTGGTTTGATCGATGCAATTTCAATACTATGAAATCATCCATCACTAAATTTGGTATGGATATTAAAAAATATAAAGGTATTACACAGAAAAGAGGGACAGATCATTATTTATATGTGATCGATAAAAAAGAATTGAAAGAGTATTTGGAAAGTAATTCATTATATGATAATAACGCCTTCGTATAAATTATGTTTAATTCTATTTTTATATTTTCTTTTTGCATTTGTTATTTCTTGTTGAAGTAATAATAAATATGATAATTTGGATAATTCTTTATTTTCATCGTCCGTTAATGGACGCATAATAGATAATAAGGTATTACGTTTATATTTTAATGATTTGATATCATTAGGTTTAATAATATCATCATAATCATGAGATATATTCATTAACAATTATAAATAATAACATCGCTTTATATAAGTTTATTAAAAAATTTAGATAAGAATTTAATTTTATGGCATTCATTACAATAGGGATAACCTTTATAACCATTTTTAGTATGTGTGCTAGTATTTTTAAACCATAAAACGTTTAAACATGATAAACACATATCATTTCTATTTAATTCGTCATATCCTTTACATTTGAATTTTTTAATACATCTAGAACCAACCGCAAATTTAATATTTGTCGGTTCATGATTAATTATATATAATTCGCCGCAATAGTCATGCCCACATATACACGTCATATTTAATCCATCATCATATATGCTATCATGAGTATAATTAAAATTATAATTATTGTTTAAAAAATGGTCATTAGTTAAATATAATATATTTCCTGTAATCTCAATTATATATTTATCATTTTTATTATCATAAGTTTGGGGTCTTCTTCTCCATATATAACCATGTTTATATAAATTAGAACCATCAAATATTTTATCATTAAATATAATCATTATATTATAATAATTATAACGTTCTTAAATAAAAATTATAACATCACAGAAAAATATATATATATATTATAAAATGAATTTAGAATATTTATGCATGGATGATATAAATGAATTTATTTATATTAATGATTGGTTTTATGACGATGAAGATTCCTCATCAATTGATGATAGAGACTTAGACCCTGATTATATACCTGACCCATATGATAGTTCAAATGAGTCTAGTGACGACGATGATTAATCAGTATTCGTAAATATATATAAGGATAACTCCATATATTAACGTATAGAATGTTCGACCTCAAGTATTATGCCATGTTATCCAAGAGTGAAAAACACTTCGATCAAGATAAAGCGTATTGTATGACTCGAAAAGCCTTTCATGAAATGGAAGTTAACTATTTTAAGCATAATGATTTATACTTATCTAGAATTGCTAATCTTCCAGATGAAGACCCTCTAAAAATTATAATTTTAGATCATTATAATAAATTTGGACAAAATGGCATGACTTCTCTTTTTAAAGAAATTAGAGATAGTATTTAAATTAGTATCTGTAAATATATATAAAGAAATATTTATATTATATATTAACGATGCCTAGTTCTAAATACTACCAATTATATAAAGAACAGAATCCCGAATTACATAATAAAGAAAAACAACGAGTTAATAATATACTTAAAAGCAAATATGCTAATGATCCAGAGTTTAGAGAGAAATGCTTAAAATACCAGAGAGAGTATCAACAAAAGAAACGAGATTTAAAAAAACTAAATGACGAATTATAACATATATTAATTTTTATATTTTTTATATTTTTTTTATATTTTTAGTATATATTATACTAAAAAATCTATATTTATATTAAATCTATACATATTAGAGGTTTAAAGACCTTTAAAACGTATAAATCTAATGATATAACGATTAAATCCCATATAAATTTTAAAATTTATTTGGCATCTGGTGCCTATTTCTATTAGATTTATACGTTTTAAGGGTTTTAAGACCTTTTTAATTAAAGATTTAATATAAATCATGGTTTTTAATAGTTTAAATACGTTTTTAAATCAATAATATATTGTTTAATTAATTGTATTCTTATTTTTGCGTGTTTGTTAATGTACTTATAACAGTCATTAACATACATTACCTCTAATGGTGTAAGTTTAGTCATGTCTAAACATACATATAATACATTTACTACATTTTTTAAATTAGTACATTCCATATATATATCTTGTTTTAATAATTTCATATTATATATTAGAAATGGATATATCATTAAAACAATATCGCGATCGATGCTATATTAACTCGTTATTATGTGAGGGGTCATATAATTTTTATAATACGATTAATAATATTTGTTTATTCCCTACCATATTAGGATCATCGATTTTAACATGTTTAAATTCGTCTAATGTAGATACGGAGAAAATCAAATATATCAATATAATCATTAATGGGGCAATTACTATTATATTAGCAATTACAACCCAATATAAAATACATGATCGAATAAGTATGTTTAAAGCATATCAAAGCAAATTTACTAAATTAAACCATCATATCGAGGGATTAATAAATAATAAAAATAATAATCAAATATCAAATGAAGATATATCAGTAATCGTTAATAAGTATGATATGTTGGTCGATGAATTACAATTCACATATCCAGCACACATACGCAAAACAATAATTAAGAAATATGAAAAAACTTCGATTACTCTTCCTAATAGTCTGGCGATTGAATCATCAATCGTTATAATTGATTCTTAAGTTTTCTTAATATAGTCTTGATGAATTTTAGTTTTAAAATGAGTATTTTTATTTTTAAATGTATAACATCCACCACATTCACAATTATATTTTACTTTAAATATTTCTTTATTATTTTCATAATATTCTTTATCTTTTTCTTTTAATTTATCATTATTATTAATATAATATTTTTTATGAACTATTTTAATATGTTCTTTTTTATCTTGATAATATTCTTTTTTATTTCTTGTTGGAATAATACAATTTAAACTGGCTTTTAATTCTTCTATTAATTCTCTTTCTCTTTTTTCTGCTTCTAATTTAGAATTACATGAATATTCTTCTACCATAATCATAGACCAATTATCCCATCCTCCATTTTCACGAATGAATTGATAAACTTTAATATTATATTTTTTATCATTTTCATTATATGTATTTCTTTTATGACAGTTTTTTCTTTTAGTAAAATTAGTCGTATGACCTATATATATATCAGTAATATTAATATCATTACAACATAATTTATATATTATGGTTTTTGAATAGTCCGTAATAAGTTTAGGCATTTTATAAGATTATATAAGATATATTAAGTTTTCTTTATATAATTAGTTTGTATAACTCCGGTAGATGTTCCCATATTGGTTGCGTCCTGATTTAATTGTTTTGTTTCGTCTCCATATTTATTCGTCAAATACATTTTACGCAGCATATTAACACTTATATTCTTTTTAAATATACGATTTAATAATAAAGTAATTGAATTAGTATTCTTATATGGTTCATTCGTTTTCAAATCGATTAATAAATGATTGCCATCTTTTAATTTAAATGCTTTTATATATGCCGTTATAATTTGAAACAATTCTTCATTAATATCTACTTCTTGACGATTATATTTTTTAGCGGTTTTGTAGTTGTTAAATATAAATTTCTTTTTTTTCATATCTAAATAATTAAATTCATTTGGTAACGTATCAATATATTTAGTTGATATTTTCATATATTGAAAGTCACGAGATCGTCTCGGGGCTTGAAGATAATATAATGATAATAATAAATAATTTTGATATGATTGTTTGTTATCTTTATATTTATCTTTTAATTCATTATATATATTTTCCAATTCATCTTTTTTAATCCAATTTGTATTTTCTGTATCGGTCATAGCTGTCTGGTCCTTCAAGTTTTTATTATATTCGTCAAGTATTGCTGAATACTCTTTATAAAGGTTTTCGGCTTTTTTAGTTTTAGTTGTATTTAAGGAACATTTTAGAATCGATGCAATAGCAATAATATAATTTCGTTGTGTGTTCGGTTTATAATCTTTTATAATACTTTTTATATTTTCAATATTATTTAAAAAATTTAAATTCTTAACAATATTATTATTATTTAACTTTTTCAATTTGGCTTTATAACTATCAATTGAAGATTTAGATAAATCCTTATATTTAAATATCTCTTCTAAATTCATTTTATTTTATACATACATTTTTTTTATCATCATTATTAATAAGAATGAATTTAAATCCTATTGATTTTAATTATATCGATGGAGAAAATATATATCCTTTGCAGGATTATATCGATGAACAAATAAATAATTTAGTCAGCACTAATATATATACATCTAATATTTATATTACACCAACTAAAAAATTAAATGAGGTTATTTATTATAACGGGGCACAATTGAATATTGAAAATAATGAACCAGTTGGACAAATTCAATTTAAAACAAGTGCTTCTTATCCTAATGATACAACAAAAGCAGGCGTTATAATTGATATTATTGGGAAATTAAAAGTATATCATAATTATAATATTTTGCAACCTTTATTTCCTGAAGATTATTATGACGTTGAAAGCGAATTATTGCAATTAAAAGCTGATGGAATAAGCACAGACGCACAATTAACGCTTTTAGATGCGAATATATTATTTGTTCAACAAGAAATCGCAAGCATTATTGAGGGCATGAATATGACAGAAGGGCAATTAAACACATTAATTAATGATGTATATCATCGTCAAACATATGAAAGTTTTAGATCACTTGTGGAATCTCAAAATTTCGGTCAAGTTAATGCAAATTACGGAGCTTTAGTTAATAATATTACTCTTAATGCAACAAACCAATATATAAGAAATATAGCTGTTGGAACACTCTCAAGCCTTGCATTGGGATTTGCAGCTGGTGCAATTGGTAGTTTTGTTTCTCAAATTGCTTATAATCGCGCTTCAAATTCTTTATTTTCAAATACAGCAATAACTACACAACAAAAAAATGAAATTTTTACATCAAATTTATATAATAACGAAATTATTTCATATTCGAATTTTAGCATTTCAACATCTAATTTAAACGTTGCTAATGGTTTTATTAATTGTAATATTATAACTCTTCAAAATATACCAATAATAAAATCATCGCAAATAACTATTAATAATACGGGTTCGGCTACATATTCAATAATTAATTTTAGTAATGCTACTAATAATTCAGCTGGTTATATTGGGTTGGGTGGTATTGTGAGTGGTTATCATAATAATAATATGATATATAACACCCCAGGTGCTCATATATTTAATGTTCCTGGGCAAAATTCATTATCTGTTCCAGCATTTAGTATTAATGCTTCTGCGTGTGTTGGTATTAATATTAACCCGAGCGCGTATCCTTTATATCGATTTAGCGTAAGCGGGGATGTATATATACATAATGCAGCATTAAGAACTAATTCAATTATTTATAATTCCCAGGAATTGAGCACAACTTTAAATAATTATCTTTTAAAATCTGGCGGAACTATGACAGGAGGATTAACAACCAATTCAATTATTTATAATGCTCAGGAATTGAGCACAACTTTAAATAATTATCTTTTAAAATCTGGCGGAACTATGACCGATACTTTATTATTTAATACTGGTTTATTTGCTAATCCTGGACCGTATCCAAATGGGTTTGATGGTGATAGAATAATATTACAAACAGGAATAGGAACAAATGGATATCCTTATTCGGTTGGAATTAATACCGATGTCTTTTGGAATTGTGCCCCGGCTAGTGCGAGTTATAAATGGTATTCAGGTGCAACAAATACGGCAACGCTAAATAATACAGGACTTTTAACATTACCATCAATTAATGCGACTTCATCAATTACAACCAACTCAATTATTTATGGTGGAACTGAATTATCAACAACAGTTGGGAATTACTTATTAAAATCTGGTGGAACGATGACTGGACAATTAGCAATAACGGCAAATTCTGCGAGTTCTTTAATCAGTCTTACAAATTCAGGAACGGTAGGACAAGGAATATTACAAATAAATAATTTGGGTGGTTATGCTCGATTAACATATTATAATAGTGGGGCTGGTGGTTATTATACCTGCAATTATGTTTTAGAGGCATCATCAAATAATGCGGCAATTGTTATGA